TTTTCCTTTGTTTCGAAGAATTGCTTTGGTCCGTCGTGATTTCTGCAGGCGTATGTAGCGGCGATTACTTGTTCCTGTGTTACGGTGTTGGTAGTGGGTACTTTGATATAAAGCCCGAAGATGAGGATGAGGCTGAGGATTGAGAGCGTGTTTTGTATCATGCGAATCTCCATTGGTTGGAGGTGGCGGTTACAGCGTCCGCCGTCCTTGAGGCAGTACGAATTAACGCACTTGGACTGATTTGCTTGCTATATTCCACAGCAAGGTTTGCTCGAAGTAAATCACTTCGCGCGAATGCACCTGAGATTTCATGCTCATGGGTTCTCTTCCACCAGTTTCTTTCTGGCAGGACAGTCTTTGTCCACATGCCAGCACCCATGACACACGATTCCTTTGGCTGCTTGATGCAGCAAGGGAAATGGAAGGCCGTCCTCGTCCTTCATTAACAGACACCCCGCCTTGTCGTACTGCTCCACCGTATACGACTTGTACACCTTCACCGGCCCAAGACTTCTCATTTCTGCACTCCTTTTTTACGTCTTCTATGGAAACACTCTGCAGCAATCACAGGTTGCTGAAGATATCGATACGACCCATACGATAGAGCTTTTATTTATTTTATTTCTGCCCATAACGCTCTGGGGGTTGAAACGAAGGCCCCCGAAGGGGGCCTTTGTTTCTAGCTTTTGCCGTTGTAGGCGCGCAGGAAGAACAGGCCGTATCCGCCGCTGTCATCATTCAGCGTGCAGATCTGCGTCGGGCGAACCGAGCAGCCTTCGTGCTTGTCTTTGAGAATCACGCGCCGTTCGATCGCGCGCAATTCATTCTTATCGAGGCTGACTTTCCACGGGCGCATCCCGTAGTGGACTTCTTTCAGCGCGTCCAGGTGCTCTTTGCTGCCGAACTCGGGCTTGATCGCTTTCTTCGCCATTTTCATCCTCCAAAGATTTAAATGATGCAATTGATGGACGTGGGTCGAAGCGATGCAATGTTTTGCTCACCTCCCCACATTTCTCCGGACAATGCGCCGAGCCCCGCGAGGCGCGCAGCTCTCAGTGCCCGGCTCGTTCTTGCTTCGTATGCAGTGCGAAGAATTGCGCCCCCCGAGGGGGGCGCTGATTTTCAGCCGTGCTTGAGGCCACGCCAGAAGTTGGCGAAGAACGTTCCGACCGCGCGACCGGCAACGGCCGCCTTGCGCCCGGTGACGGCGCCGGCTCTGTGGAGGGCGGCCCCGACGCGCTGCGCGCGGGGAGCGGATTTCGTCGTGCTGCGTGCTTTGGCTTTCGCTTTCATCGGTGTCTCCTTTGAAGGTGGTGGGGGCGGTGCGAGGGGCAGCTACCCCCTGCATCACAGGGGGCAGCCGCAACCTGCATCACAGGGGGTAGCCGAAACGACAGAATTCGGCGATCCGATCGTAGGCGTCGATGTCCACGAAGTCGTAATCGTCGTAGTGCTGGCAGTGCGCAGACATCTGCGCGTATGCATCCCACGCGATGAACAGCTCCGTTCTGTCGTACTCCGTGCTGCGTGCTTCAGCTTTCGCTTTCATCAATATCTCCTTCGAGATTAAATTTCGAGGAACTGCACTCTTCCGGATTTTGCGCCGAGCCCTGCGAGGCGCCGAATGCAGAAACCGAATCCGAAGTGCCCCCCGGCCTCGGGGAGCCCGGGGGGAGGGCTCCTCGCGAGGAAGCTCACAAAAAATATGAAAATTTTTTTAGCGCAGTTCTAAGTACTGCATTCTAAGCGCTTGCTTTCTCAGAAGTTTGGTTCTATATTTCACCTTGTCGGCGGCTATCCCTGGCTCGCCGTCCTTCGGGCCTGATTTTTGGGTCCCCGCCCGCAGTCCGAAGTTCCAGAACTTCCAGGGCTGCGGGTTTCTTTTTATGGATGAGAACCGGCCATCAGCAAGCGCTGTAAAAAGACGAAGGGTGGCAAAAGCCCTGCTCGCGAAGCAGTGCGACACCAGCGTGCTCGAACAGGAGCACGATCTGACTGCCAAGCAGGCCGTTTACGTGGAGGCGCGCGCCATGGGGATGCCCCCGTCGAAATCCGCCCACGCTGCTGGATACAAGAGGCCTGATTTTCGGGGCCCCATGATGGAATCCAACCCCAATATAGTTGCGGCGCTTGAGATCGAGCGGGCGAAAAACGCTTCTTTTCTGAATTTCTCCAGGAAAGACGTGCTGCAGGGGATTGCGGACGCGATCGAGCAGGCGAAGCTGATGGCTGATCCGCAGGCGCAGATTTCCGGCTGGCGCGAGGTTGCCAAGATCTGCGGATATTACGCGCCGGAAGTGAAGCGCGTCGAGCTTCAGGGTTCGCTCAAGCACAAGATGCATGCGCTGGAAGCCTTGTCGGATGAAGAGCTTCTGGAGCTGTCGACTAACGGCCGGCTGCCGGCCGTATTGGATGCGGAGATAGTCTCGGAAGATGCCAAAGCGCGAGTACAAAGCGAAAAGATACAAGCAGAAGGCGGCTGAAGATCTTCTGAAGCCCATACGGCTTCCGGACCCCCGTTTCGTGGAGGGGCGCGATTACTACGTCTCCGGGGGGAAGTGTCATCCGCTGATCCGGAATGTGAAGCGCGAGTGCGAGGTGTGCAAGGAGACGAAGGAGCCCAGGTGCTTCTTTTCCGCCCTGCACACCGCGTGCATGACTTGTGTGCGCAGGAACCCGGAGCCGGTGACGTTCGCTCCCGGGCCCGAGGACCGCAAGCAGGCGTTGCTGGATATGGAGCGCCTGGCCCAGGGCGGGTCCCCGTCCCCGTCCCCGTCCCCGTCCCCGTCCCCGTCCCCGTCCCCGGTCGAAGGCTTGGCCGAGCATGACCGGGAGCTGGCCTCCCGGATCCTGTCTCGCAGGAAGCTCATACACTTCGTGGAGCGGTTCAACCCGGGCTACATGGCTGGCTGGGTGCATAAGGACATCGCGCGCAGGCTGGAGCGCTTCATGCGCCGGGTCGAAGAAGGCCAGAGCCCGAGGCTGCTTATATTGATGCCCCCGCGCCACGGGAAGTCCCGGTTGGCCAGTGAGGCTTTCGTGGCGTGGGTGTTCGGGCACCATCCGGACTGGGAGCTGATTTCCAGCTCGTACAACATCACGCTTCCGGTCAGTTTTTCGAGGCGCATTCGTTCGAACATGCGGACGAATGCATATAAAGGTATCTTTCCGCTGACTGAGCTGAATTCCGAGAGCCAGTCGGTTGAAGAGTGGGAAACGACGGCCGGTGGCGTGTACCGCGCTGCCGGCGTGGGCGGCGGCATCACGGGGAAAGGCGCGAATATATTCATCGTGGATGACCCGGTCAAGAACTGGGAAGATGCGTCCTCGGCCACCGTGCGCGAGGGCACGTGGGATTGGTGGCTGTCGACTGCGTACACGCGTCTTGCTCCCGGAGCCGGAGTGCTGGGCATACAGACGCTCTGGCATGATGATGACTGGGCCGGGCGGATCATGCAGGGCATGAAGACCGGCGAGGGGGAAGCGTTTGAGATCGTGCAGTACCCGGCGATTAACGAGGGGTATGACGAGTACTTGTGTGGTGACGAGATCCTGCGCGTTTTCCCGGGTGGCCCGCCCCCGCCGCCCGAGGCCGTGCTGACGAGGCCTGCGGGCAGCGCGCTGCACCCTGAGCGCTACGATCTTGATGCGCTGTTGCGGATAAAGAGTAACTTCGCCGCGACGGCGAACCTGCAGATGTGGTCGGCGCTGTATCAGCAGAACCCCGTGCCTGACGAGGGGTCGCAGTTCAGGCGCGACATGTTCCGGTATACGCCCGCCCGGCCGGATCACGCCAACATGACGCTGTATCAGGCGTGGGACTTGTCCATCACCACGAAGGAACAGAACGACTGGATCGTGGGGACTACGCTCGCGCAGGATTTTGACGGGAATGTGTATGAGATCGACGTTGTGCGGTTCAAGAGTGAAGACAACCTGGTCATAGCTGACGCGATCCTGGATGCGTATGACCGGTGGAAGCCCTATGTTGTCGGGATTGAGGATGGGCAGATCTGGAAGTCGATCAAGTCGACCGTGGTGCGCAGGGCGAAGGAACGCGGGACGAAGAGCCTGAACTATGAGGTGCTCGTCCCCCTGACTGACAAGATCGTGCGCGCCGGCCCCTTACGGGGTAGGATGCAGCTTGGCAAGGTGTGGTTCTGGAAGGAAGCGCCTTGGCGCGACGTCGTGGATTCTGAGTTGCTTCGTTTCCCTGCCGGGAAACACGATGATATCGTTGATTCGCTCGCATGGTGCGTGCGGCTTACGTTGAACCACGCGCCGCCGCACCGCCCTAAGCTGAAGGCGCCCGCCAGCTGGAAGGAGCGGCTGGCGGCTTTTGTGCGCGATCATGACCATGGTGCCACCCACATGTCCTCTTGAGGAGCTGACCGCCGTGACTACCCGCGTGGTGATTGAGAACTTCGGACCGTCGAAGATTGAGGTGGAGCTTCTGGCCCCGCCCCCCAGTCCGGAGGATGACGTGGTGCTGGTTTCGACCAGCTCGCTGTTTGTAGGTGAGAAGGCGGAGTTCTACGTGCACAGGTATCAGTGCTTACTGGTGAAGGAGGAAGAATGTCTTCAGGAGAAGGATCCTGTTGTGCTGCCGCTGGACAGCTGAACGTTTGCCCTTGTTGCGGGCGCTGTCCTCTGTGTGGGCGTGATTACGCTCCGGTTCCGCTGTGGCCACCGCCGTACCCGTGGTATCCAGCGTACCCGACATGGTCGTATACTTCGTCCACGGTATATATGCCCGTAGTTTATTTTACGACGTCTACCTCTACGGATTAATAACTGCATGAGGAGCTGGGGAATGAAGGTCGCGACTGCTGAGAGGTTTGTTGATGCGGACACGCAGGCTGGATCGTTTATCCTGGACGAAGCCCGCACTATTGTGTACGGTGACCGGCAGGCGCAATACGGACACCCGGCGGTGAATTTTGATAACGTAGCGAAGGCGTGGAGTTCCGTGCTGGGCACGACTGTCACTGTAGGCCAGGTCGGGCTGATGATGATTCAGCTGAAGGTGCTGCGGGCCATGAACCAGCTGAATCACTCGGCCGGGAAGCCCGTTTTGGAAGACGTCCAGGACAGTTTCGTCGATATTGCCGGATATGCTGAAGTGACGATGCGTGCTCTTTTTGAAGAACCACCTAGATAATCGGGGGCTGCCATGGCGGACACTGTTAATACGCGGGTAACTGCCATGAATCAGTGGGCCCGTTACGTGTATATGCGTGATAACGGGCACCTGGACTTCGTGAATAAGGCGGACAGGTGTGACAACTTCTTCCGGGGGTTTCAGTGGGAAGAAGCGGACCTGAACCGCCTGCGTGCCGAGCGCCGGCCTGCGCTCACCATCAACAAGATCATCTCGACCATGTCTACTGTCATGGGTGAGCAGATTTATAATCGCATGGAGGTGGCTTTCCGGCCAAAAAGCGGCGCTCCGGCGCAGATGGCGGATGTCTGGAACAAGGTGTGGGCCTCCATCGCGTCTTCGAACCAGCTCAACTGGCTTCGGTCGGACGTTTTTGCTGACGGGATCATCCGTTCGCGGGGGTTTTATGACGTCCGGCTGGATTTTTCGGACAGCATGGCCGGTGAAGTCGATATAAAGAAGGTCAGCTCGAAGAACGTAGTGATTGACCCGGATGCTGACGACTATGATCCGGACACATGGAACGACGTAATTACTACGAAATGGATGACTCCGGTCGATATTTCGGTGCTTTATGACGAGGCGGCCGGGAAGGAGCTCGAAAACCGTCCTGTAAGTGAGTTCATGTACGGTTTCGATTCGATTGAGCGCAAGCGGGATCGCGTCGCCGGCCCCACCACTGTAGCCGGTTACTATGACGTGGAGCAGAAGCGGCAGATGAGGCACATCCGAGTGCTTGATCGGCAGTATGTCGAGCATAAGAAGGTGCTTTTCTTCGTTGACAGGCTCACTGGCGACATGCGTGAGATACCTGCTGCGTGGGATAGGAACCGGGTTGCCGCCGTAGCTGCGAAATACGACCTGGCGGTGCTTCCGAAGCTCACGAAGAAGATCAGGTGGTGCGTTACGGCGGACACTATCGTGCTTCACAACGACTGGAGTCCGTACAAGCACTTCACCGTAGTGCCGTATTTCCCTTATTTCCGGGATGGTTATTCGATCGGGCTGGTCGAGAACCTGCTCGGGCCGCAGGAGCTGCTGAATAAGTCGTCCAGCCAGGAACTTCATGTCATCAACACCACGGCGAACTCCGGTTGGAAGGTGAAAACCGGATCCTTGACGAACATGACGATTCAGGATCTTGAGTCCACCGGGGCTGTAACCGGACTTGTCATGGAGCTTGATGATGTGAATAACGCTGAA